CGCAAGCGGTACAAGCTCCTCCTGCGCGATAAACCGTTCATCGTGACAATAGACAACCATTCGATCCTTTCCTGCCGCGCCCGCGCCTTTGCACCACGGCGTCGCGGCAATAAGCAAGCCAACGCCGTTGCGTTTTGCAATGTTGTTGTCAAGCAAGAATTCTAGGATCGTTTTGTCGGCGTACTGCGAAACTTTCGTCGTAGCGATCAAGTTGTATTGCTCATGCGGTATAAGTATATGATTCGGTATCGCGCTCAAATCGTATCCGCACTCGCCCCAAACCGCTATGATTGCTCCGTTTATATCTTCCAAAATCTGATCGGCGGTTTTCTTGCTCCAAACCGTATCGGCGTCCGACGCCGAAACCGCGCCGGCGCTTGCAACCGTTACGCTCGGATTATTAAGCAAACCGGTCGTGCCGTAATTGCTCATACCGACATAAACGTTTGCTTCAAGGTGCTTATCATAAGCGAGGCGCACTCCGCCGCCGAGCAAAGCATCAAGCGACTTGCCTGTGACTTGCATCCGCTGCATATCGACGAAGGGTACGCGCAAAACCGTCGAAAAAACATGCGCCCCGAAAGTATCTTTTTCAAGGTTCATTTGAACGATCGGCGAGCCGTTCGCGCCTGCGGCCGTTACGCCGCCGTTACCCGATCCGCCCGTCATGCCGAAATCGATATTGAGAGCAGAAACGAATTCGACCCAACCGCCGCCAACCTTCAACGGCACATCACGGGTATACGTAAAAGACGTTAACGGCTGCCGAATTTGCGGATCGCGCTTTTCGAGCTCTGAAACAAGAAACGCGCCGCCGCTTGCGATCGCGGAATCGCTAAAGTGCCTAACCGTTGATGCATCATTAAACCGAGCAACGCCCGCCGCACCTGCGCCGATAACACCGCCATTTATATTACCAAAATGTTTCATAATTTACCCCCCTTCAACAAACTAGGCGTTCGACGCTATCAAAATAACCAATTCTGCAACGCCGTTTGCGTCGGCCTTGCCGCCCCATTGGCAATTTGTCAGCTTTATGGTTTTTCCGCTATCATCTGCCGCCTCGAAGTCTCCGACATTTTTATTGCCATCTGCCGTCGTGCGCAAATAAACCGCGCCATAAAGCGCCGCTTTTCTGTCGCTGTTAATGACATTAATGCGGCCGCGCTGAAATACCGAAACCGGAGACTTTGCAGCGTATTCTCCCGCGCCGTTTTGTTCGAGATAGCTTAACTGCGTTTTTACTTCACGAGATGCAATTCCGACGAAATTTTCGGCGCTTGCAGTTGAATTCGCCGCGATGACGCCCGCGCCGCTAGAAATAAGCGCAGCGCCGAACGGGATCGCCGCCGTTCCCGCGTTCGGGCGCGTGTTGATAATCATGTCCGGCTGCCGCGCATAGCTGCCCGCGAAGCCGTTGTTCAATTCCTTGCCGATAACTTTACCCGACATTTTACCCCCCTATCAGATTGCAATTATTGGTTATTTGCTTTGTGCGGGTTCAATGCGTCATAAGCCTGCTGCATCGAAACCACATTTATATTTTTGCAAGCGGCATCGCGGAGATCTCGCGCTTTTTTCGTCGCCTCAATAAGCCCATTCATTTGAGACTTGCCGGCCGACGTTGCGCGAATGATTGCATCTTGCACGCGGCGACGCTCCGCGGGGTCTTTAATTTTCAAAACCTCGCGCGAAATTTCACGAATTGCGGCGTCATTTGCTTTGCTGCTTTCGTCAGAAGACTCATCGGCATCGACGATTTCCGAATCGTTGCAGTCTTTCGGCGCTTCATCGTTCATTTGTTCGACCGATGCGGCGTCAACCTTCAACCGATCCGCAAGCGATTCGATCAAATCGGCCAAACGATCGAGTTTTTCGCTTAAGCTTGCAATTTGGCCGGATACATCGGCCGCCTCATCCTTGCAAAGAGTCGGCGCCTCATCTTTGACTTCATCGGCGGGCGCTTCGTCTTTGACTTCATCGGCGGGCGCTTCATCGGCTTTTTGCACATTGCATTCGTCGACGATCGCCGAGGCATTTTCTTCTGTCAAGGCGTCAACCACTTCTTCGACTCGATCTTGCAACTCATCCGGGCTTGCATCCCGAATGTATCGCGCCAAAACCCGCGCAATCCCTTTCTTTTTTTCCATTTTCGGATCTCCCTCTCTATGTTTCGAGTCACGGATTGACACCGAACGCCCCGCGCGCCCCTCATCAACTACCGCAACATGATTGCCGCGAATTCGCGTTTGCATAACGCGCCCGCGTTTATCCTTTTTGTCCACGGCGCAATATCCCGCCGAAATTTGGCGCTTCCCGTTTCGAATAAGCCGAATGAGCCCGGGATCTGTTATGTACAGATCTGCGACGATTTTATTGCCATCCGCTCCCGCGCCCTTGCGCACGTTTTGCACGTGCCCCAACGCATAGCGCTTGAAATTATCCGCCGTAACATCTTCGAAAGGATGATTATTCGTAACCGGTTTCCCCTCAAATGACGCAAGCGTTTCCCGCGAAAAGACTTCTTCCGGTGGTCTGTATACGTCGATTCGAGTATCGGTATCGCCGTCGCAATAAAGCTCGTCCGAAAGATATGTTTGAAAGCCTGTGCGCGCTATCGGCACGCTTTTGCAAACAAGAAACCCTTCGGGCGTTTGCGCCATGTTTTCACTAATTCTATCTCCGTAATAGCAAATAGCCATAATTCCCCCGAATCGCCGGCAAACGCGCCCCCCGGTAGCCTGTCCATTGCCGGCGACATTGCATTTTATAAAAAAACAGTTGACAAATAAACAACAAAAAGCATAAACGCCGCAATCTTGAAAACAATCAATTGCGCAAAGCTCAAATATCTTCGCCCTGCGCTTCAAGAATTGCCGCTTCCGGATCTCTTAATTCAGCGCGGGCTCTTGCCTTTGCTTTTTTCAGCTTCTCAATTACTTCGCTATAGAATCCTTGCGCGTATAGTACCTCAAACTGTTCAAAATTCCCCGCCGGCCATTCCCCCATAAAGTCGTGCAGAGCATGCCATAACTTGCGCAATCGATTGCGCCGCCCGTGTACTTTTTTATATTCCGTATATTCTTCCTGCTTTTGCTCCGAACGCGGCTCGTTTTCGTACGGGTTTTGCGTTTTGCTTGAAAATGCGCGCTTTTGCGCAACTTCCATAGGCGTATATGCGCGTTCTATGTACTTTGCAAGAGAATGACGGCAATTCGGGTGTATCGTCAGCCACGTATTTTCAAGCGAATTATCGCCGTACTTGTCAATTTTTCCGAATACGTCCGACAAAGGCGGATAATACGGGTTTAGACCGGAGCGCGAAAAAACGCGCCCCTCGAACGGCGCGCAAATCGGGCAATTTGTTTGATGCGGCACAACGATATACAAATCGCAACCCTCATCGTCGAAAATCGTGCCGACGTTTGATGCCTGCGCAGAAACAGTGCGAGACACCATACAGCAATAGTTTACCAAGTCCCACCGCTTTCCGGCGCGATCGGTAAAGCAATCAATCCCGTGAGCGCACAAATCGCGCAAAAGCGCCGACGCTGCTGTTTGCTTTCCTTGCGCCTCGGAGATTGCAACGTGCGCGATTGCCGCCTGCCTCAAATAATCCTTTTCACGCCGACCAATCACATATTCCTGCTGAATCTTTTTTGTTTGCTCTCTTGCTTTTTTTACAAGCATCGCGCTGTAGGCGAACGGATCGCGGTAAAGGTTTTTTTTCTGCTGTTCGGTCAATCCGCTTTCGTCAGGCTTTTCCGTTGCAAGCGTGTTGCTTTTTCTGTATTCAAAATCAGGCTTATACACGGACAGATCTGCGCTCATATTTGTCGTTGGGCGCGCTCGCGCGATAGACATTTTCGCATTGTCCGGCGTCATGAACGGCTTTCCGCTTGCGTTCCATGGGTCATAAGCATCATACAGATTTGCCGCTAAATGAGCCGTTGCCCTGTCTGCTGCGTCATCTATGCGAGACATAAGTTGTGAGACAAGACGTTTAACGCGCTTTTCGTCGCCCTGCGCCAAAGAAAAAGCGTCGGCCATGTTTTCGCTTGCCGCTCCGAACAACGCGCCGGTCTTGGCGTTTACGCGCCCAATTATGTAGTTCGTGCGCATAAGATCAGGGACGATAACCGAAGCTTGCCCCCGCATTCGCCCTAATATTCCGCGAATCCTGTTAGACGCCGCCTCAGCGTGAACAGTAACAAGTTCTTTGCCTTCAAGCCGCTCAATTTCACGCAAGCAAGCGCGGTTTGCACTCTCGAAGATCCGGATTAGTTTTGCTTGCGTTAGTTGTTCGCTTGCTTTTAGCAATCTCATGGACGCAGCACGGGCGCGTTCGTTGTTACGTTCATCCTGTTTTGCGATTTTCGCCAACTCCCGGGCGTATTCGTCTAGCGTCATCGCTCCCATTGCTACACGCCCCCTTCGTCGTCGGCCGCAGCGTTAACTCCGTCGTCGGTATCGCCGAATCCCTCAAATTCATCGTGCAAATTATCCGCCGCGTCAAGCATGCCGTCAAATGGCCCGGCTTGCACCGGTGCGAGGTCTTTTGAGTACTTGCCGCGTACTGCATCAATCTGCGTATCGGATATCGTCGAAGTTATATCTAACTCCGCCTGCACGGATCGCAATCCTTCGAGCAAGCTCTCGGCGGGTATAACGTTAACGGCAAAAAGACGTTCGAGCGGCTGCACGCGGCGGTCGATTATTTCCGCTTTTTCTATTGGAGTAAGTTCAGACAGCGGCGGCAACTTAAACTTCGCGCCATTCGGGATCTCACCGAATGCAGACATACAGACAACCGGACAAAGTTTTTCCAGCGCTGGAATTATGTGCGTTGCGCGCTGCTGTTCGAGCGTAGAACGGTACATGCGCTCATCGCTTTCCCCTGTTGCGTTCATGCCGGCCGGAGACCGCCCGAAAAGGCGCGTTACGGGAATAGACGCCGCCCCCGCCATGTCCAGCATCGCCCCGTCTAAAACATCCGGCAACCCGGTAAACGCGTATTGCAACTGCTGCACGCCGTCGCCCTTATTTACCAGCTTAACGCCAAGATTAGACTCCAAAACGCTCATCGCTTGAATCATTGAATACATGCGTTCCTGCGCGCGCGCGCCGGCGCTTGCAAATATTTGATCGAGATTCTCAATCTCATAAACAGACAAACACGCCTTAAACGTTAAATTTGCTATGTTGTGGGTTATGTTGTCCCTTCTCACAAGGTCATCATAAAGCGCTTCGATCGCACTTGTACCCCAATACTGCTCGGCCATCTGCTCATAATACGGCGCATCGCATCCAATAAACCGCAAGACGCGGGAATGATGCACGCGATATTTTATTGCGCCGCTTTCGTCCCGCACGTCATAAAAGCGCGGCAAACCATACTCCGACGAGCTTGTATCGCAAACCAGCTCTTGCGACGGATAGATTCCGCTCCACCTATCAACAACAAAAAGCCCGCGAAACGCGCCCGGCAAAATTGCGTCGACGTCCAACGGCGAAGACAAATCCTCATCTTGCCCGTCAATCATGATAACGGCCGCAGCCCCGCCGTAAAGCCGCGCCCACTTCATTGCGTCGATTATTTGACGGCGCACCTTCGTTTTGTTCAAAACGCAATCCGCATCCGCCCGCGCATTATCATCTAAACCTTGCGCTTCAAGCCGCAAGTCGACTAACGAATCTTCCGGAATAACAGAGCAAACGCGCTGCACGATCCACGATGAACGAAAAAGCGACGTTAAAAGAGCCCAGTCCTGCGTCAGTCTCGTTAACGGGTATTCCGTCATGTTGATCAAGTTTGTTTCGCCGAATCCTGTTCTTGCACCGTGATTGGAAAAAGCATCGCGGAAACTCGTTGCTGCGATTGCGTTCCCCAAAACAGACGACCGAGCAGCCGCTTTTTTTATTGAGCGCCCTGTTTTTTTTGCTTGCATTTTTTTTATTTCCATATTTTAACGCCCCGTATATTCAAGATCGAAAACCGAAAGCGCCGTATTTACATAATAACGCAATGCGTCCGGCGCGTGATCGTTTGTCTTTAGCGGTTTTTCTTCGCCCCTTAACGCGGCCTTTTCGTCCCAAACATACTGTTGAAGTTCCGAAATCAACCCCGCGCATGACACATGAATTTTAATGCGTTTACGTTCAAAAAGCGAAGAAATGCGGCGTATTCCGCCTAAAACATCATTTTTCCCCTTAATGACCAAATAACCTTCCATCTGCAAAGCCGTAATGAAAGACGCCGCCGACGGGTCAACTATTATTTGCGCAGCGGAGCTTTCGGGCGCACCGACAAACGCAAGCATATCGTCGACATATTGCCGATCAGTCTTTTGCTGCATTTGCTTGCGCGCGTCCCATCGGTATTCGCGCGAAACGTAAATCACACCATCCGAATTTAGGCAGCATTCGAGAAAAACGCATGGGTTAACCGTTCCGTAGTCGCAAGCGATATAAATTTCACCGTTTAGCGCAACGCCGTCCGAATATACGCAAGACTTATCGAAGTTTTCATAAATTACGCCTTCGGCGGCGCAACGCACCCCGTAAATATACATCATTCGAAATCGTCCGCTATACTGCGCGGCGAGCTCATCGCGACGCTCCTTTGTCATAGCAAGATTATCTTCAAGCGTGAAATGATATCGCCGATATCCACGCATCCCTTCCCACTTATCTAAAAATCGTGCATAAATGTAGTGTGTCGGCACAGCGGGATTTAGCGTCCAAAAAATGCGACGGTCAGACGAAACGGCCGTCCGCGAAAGAGCTTCGACGATGAAGCTTTCAGGATGAGTTGCGACCTCATCGGCGTACCAACCTCCTGCCGTTAACCCCTTAATCCGCATGTATGCCGCATCATCGGTTGCCCCGAAAAGATAGATTTTTTTTTCGCCGATCGTCAAAACAGTAGACCCGCTTTTATCTTTTGCAAAAGTCACATACGGCGCCCCCAAAGCGACAAAACCGAAATCGCCTTCGATACAGTTTCTGATTAGCGAGCCATAAGTTTTCCCGCTCATGAAAAACACGCGTTCAGAAGATTGCGAGACGTAAAGAAACCAAGCAATTAGCGATGCAACCGTCTTGCCGGATCGGATCGCCCCTTCCCATACCGTCATCCATCCGTCGGATTTAATCGAAGCCCGCGCTTTATGGCTTAAAGGTCTCAAATTTTTTAATACTTGTTCATTCATTCATTCGCTGTATGCGTTATATCGATCGCCGCCGGAATCGGAGCTGTGTATTCGTCCGGGTTTTCTTCGATTGCATCCGTACTAAGGCCGAGCAAAACGCCTGCAAGAGACATCGCCTTGCGCTCGGCCGACGTTGGCGGCGGCGCGAATGGCAAAAGCATTGAAGCGGCCGTTCTAATCGCGTTCAAGTCCAGCGCGGAATATGGCGAGGCATCTTTTTCAAGCGGCGATAAACCTCTGTCGCGTATTTCCTTTTGGCGTTTAAGTATCTGCTGCACGGCGGTTTGAGCAAGAAAAAGCCCCGTACCGTAAACAGACATTGCCGTCGGATTATCTGTGAAGTTTAGCGAATCCAGCCAAAGTTGTTTAAAATCATTTTCGGCACGCTCAACGGAAAAGATCGCGGCTTCGTATGCGCCGCCGCTTTTCTCTGTCCCGCAGTCAACGCCCGACACGCCGCCGCCCGACTCTGTTTTTTGTTTTGGTTTGTTTTGTTGAGAAAATGCGGTTAGAGCCCGTTTTGCGTCATTAGCCTGTTTTTTCTTCCAGTCCAAATATGATTTTTGCGCATCCGGGCCGCGCTCATAGTATGACGCCCGCATTGCGTCCCGCATCCGTTGAGTCCCGAAAAACCGCTGAACGCGTTTTTTAAGCGTAGACGGGTTAATTTTCTGTGCTTCGTCTTTCGATAGCATCACATTTTTGTAAGCGTCCTGCATGCTGTATCCCGTACGCCAAAGCTCGACGGCGCGCAGCTCGTCGGCGCTTAAATATCGGTCTTGGTCGTAAACGGCGCGATCCTTTGTCATGTCTCATTGCTCTCGTCAAATTGTGCCGTGAGACATTTTTGTCTCATTGTAGACATTCTACCATAAAACCATACCAGCTGCCAAACATCAGCAAGCCGAAAGTCAGAAATATCAGAATAGTCGCAACCGCGTTTATTTTGCGCTTATTCGCGTTTTTATGTTTGTGCGGTCAGAATGTTGCGGTTTGGCCGAATTGCAGAATTAGCGGCGTTTAATTGCAAATAAACGTCATTCTCTGTGTGCGCAGCAGTTTCCGCCTGCTTTCGCCTGTTTTTAAAGCGTGTTTTTGTTTTCGTCGCCGTTTCTTCCTTTTTGAGAAAGACTAGAGATCGGCGCTTTGCGATTAGCGTTATTTCTCTTTGTCAGAAGATCGGCGCTTTGCGATTAGCGGATCGGAGCTTTGCGCGGCGATCTCTTTTCGCGCCGCGCCGCGTGGGCTACCAAAAGCCCCGCGCGCGCGCGCGTTTTTTCTTTATTCTTTATTCTTTATTCTTTTTCTGAAAACGTAAGTCGTTGATTTTGTTGACTTTTTGAACCACCTAAGAGCGACCTAAGAGCGACCTAAGAGCGACCTAAGAGCGACCTAAG